TCAAATACCTCGCCAGAATCTACCAAAATATGGTTTTGATTTATTAGCGCTGATTTCTGGGGATCCCTCAGCGCACGGGGCGGGTTAGTTATTTGTTCGGGAGAGCTATTCTCGATATTATGGCTAGCCTATTCATGTAATGTTCTACATTACCCCATAACCAAGACTGATAGTAACCTACTTCATCTTCATTAGATATTTGCCTAACTTCACCACTCATTACGTCGTAGCCGTAGACATACAATCTATATTGTAATGCTTCGTACATTCTAGCTTGCCAGAATGACATACCCTCAGTTGTTTGATTTACATCAGAAGCTACAACGTCATAGCTTTTAATCAGGTAATGGAAGAATATTTTTGAAGCTAAGCCAGTTAGCGCAGCGTTGTGCTTAGGTTTTTTCGTGCGCCAAATCAATACTTGTGATACGGGTCTGCAATTTAGCTCTACATCATTGGTTATTATCACTTTATTATAATAAACCACTTCATTAGTGATATCGCATAGCAAAGCCAATTCAAAATGAGTCCTACCTAATGTTAACCTGTTATCAACCCGAATTAGTCGATATCCCGGAGGTAGAATCAGTTCGTCAACGTCCTTTACTATCTCGTTAGCCAATGGATTAAGAACATCATACAGAGCACGATTGTGCTCAGACTCATTCAGGTGACTGAAATCAGCAGCAACTTTATCTATATTTTCAAGATGTAACGGCATACCGACTCCTCACCAAAAGATTCAATATTTAGCTCATTGATAAATATTCCTTGAGGTGATATTAGTCTACTTGAACCTAAGGTTCAATAGCATTGGCTATATTGCTATTGTTCTGTTGACGATTAAAATGCATCGAAATATGTCAGTTTTTAGCCATCCGTAACCCGAAGTTAAGCATGAATCCGTGTCATTTCATCGCTGCATACTCACCAGTCTGCGCTTGCCTATACTTCTCGCAAAACTCAACCAATCTACTTATCAGGTAGCAAAATGTCTCATTTGCCTCACCTGTACTCACATCCACACCAACACGATGACAGATATCGAAAGCAACATGGGCGCATTCATGAGCTAATGTCGAGTTTTTGTCATTGAATACGCCAATAATATGCAGAACACCACTTTTACTACTCACGGTACGGCTCATACCGTTTGATCCCTCTTCACCGCTGTAAATATCCAGACGTGCATGTAATACTTTCCATTGCTGCCAAGAGTGGCAAAACACAATGTCGCCAGACTCGAAAAGAGGCACACGCATGAATGGATAACCTTTGAGTAGCTTTTTCATTGCGTTACCTCCTCACTTCTTATGCATGACTTCGAGCGCCTTAACTTCCATCACTCGAATATCGTTAAATACGGTCGCTCTATCTTTGATGTTGAGATAATCCATGACCTGATTCAGCGGGGAGTAATCTAGACCCGTAGCGCCGTTCATGCCAACACGCACTGTGTTCGCATTGCACTGAAAGTCAGATACGAATCCCATATATCAGGCCACACCTCAACATCGCACTCATCCGGGAGGAAGCCAAAGGCTCGCGCAAAGGCAGCGGCATCTTTTGCGTTCATTCCTCCATATAATGCCTCAGCGACCGCGATCAGTTTTTTTCGCGATTACCCAACAGCTCATTGTAATAGGTAGTGGTAATTGCCGTTGTCGCTGACGGATAGTTATCCAGCAACAGTTTTAAGTTCTCAGCGTTGTAGGGTTCCTCTATTGCCCAGCCAGCAACAATTTGCTCAAAGAATTCCTGGGCTGGCATTTCCCGCATTTTATCCAGCTCACTGATGGGCTTGTGATGGAATGTGAAAGTAACTACTTCCGGTTTTTCTTGCCCCGCAACGGGGATCTGAACGTCTGCTTTGAACTTAGGGTTAGGAACGAGCGTAAACTTAGCCATGTAAAAAATCCTCAAAAGAAAGCCCCATCATTAGGGGCTGTTATTATTCTGCGTTGGTATAAATCTGCATGTCAGACTTGAGAGATAAGCAAGCAGTGACGTTCTCCACTTCGTTCATTGCCGTATTGGTTACGCGCTGGAACGACACGGAAGCGGTGTAATAACGGTCTTCTGCTGCACGTTTGTTATAGAAGCGAATGGCGGTAATTTGCTTGCTGTCATCCAGCTTCATGAGCAGTTTACGAATAGACTGCTTGGCATCATGTGCGAATGTGTAAACCTGAACAACACCGTTTTTGTAGGTGTCGATAGTCTCCGCTTGCTCATCTTCCAAGAACTGGACTTCTTGCGTTTGCTGCTCACCACCTTCTGTGGAAATTGTCATGACTTGTGGCATGACTTCCCAAGAAAGCACCTTTTTCAATGAGCCAGCACCGCCACCAGCAGGAAAGGTGTTCTTATCCGTAGTATCAAGACCTTCAAGGGTGATGCTTTTTTCAGTCACTGCTTTTACGCGATATGCACCGGATGCTTTTTTCCAGCCAGAACTGACATGAACAATATCACCTTTGGAAATACCAGCAGCAGCCTCAACCGTCAGCACAACCTCTTCGGCGTTAGAAGCGGCGGAGAACTTAACTTCATCCCCATATTTACTTGCAATATGAACACGGGAACCGTTAGGAATGTTATAGGCCATCATTAACCTCTTTTATGCATAAAAAAACCGCCAACATGGGCGGTAGTATTATCGAACTGCGTCACATTGATAGGATGTTCGTATGGGAATGGTGTAATTTGCACCATCCTGTATGGCAGGAAAGATATTCGGCTCATCGTTGAGATATAAATTGTCGGTTAATGACAAGCCGTTCTGTAGGGATTCAGTTACTCGGTCAGCAATACCCGTCAAAGTTGAGTCACCCGAGCCGGACTTCCCCACTACATTCACCTGAATCACACCACGGAAGACAGGCATATCCAACGACAACCCAATGTTTTGTGTCGTCGCAGGCATAATGTGCAGTTGGAGGTACGGATCATTGATGTCATTGAATGGCATGTTAGGCCACGCTACTTTCAATCCTTCTTGCTTGGCAAACTTAGCAATGTGAGAACGAATAGCCTCATTTATCGTTGATTGATTCATGATCCTGTCTCCACAACAGCCTCGCTAAAGAACTTCTGAAATTCTTGCGCTGTCACAGCGACCATCCCACTTGGTGCTTGTTTCGAATGTCCCATTTCAAGGCGATAGGCATAAGGCACTACGTTTGAGAAATAGACCGCTTTCACCCCAACCTTGAATTGCCCAATAACCAAATCACCGACCGATTTAGTCATATTGCCGCTTTTATCAATGCGTCCTGTCTCTTCGGAAGGAACTTCATCAAAGGTTACTTGCCAATTACCCCGGAATCGACCGCCTGTGTATCCTGATGGGGCTTTGATATCCATAGAGTCACGTACGCGAGCGCGTTTTTTTAACTGACGCTTTTTTGGAGTCAGATTATTGGGGTCTAACCGTTGCTGATCATTCCAATCATGAACCGCCTGATTGTATTCACTTGCTGTTTTGTTAGCCTTCCACAATTCAGGGTTGCCAACGGGGGATATAATGACTAATCGTGACAATATTTTGATAAACGCCCCCCTTGATACGGCTTCAATATTACCTTTGGCTTTACTCACAAATGCATCAATCGATGCCATAAATGGATCTGCCATATTAGCCCCTCAATTGAGACTGATAACACAACACAATATCGGCGGGCTTTATCGGGTTAGGCTCAATAACCCTCAGCCAGACATCATCAACCAATACCTGATCACCTTTCTCTATTGCCGAATCAGGCGAAAATACCATCTTGATATCCGTTGACAGTATTAACGAGCCGTCTATTTCGTTAGGGTTATACTTGGTTTTTACTCCAATGCTTCCGAACTGCTTCCCCGGCTCATGACGTTCTTGACCTTCATTATCAACCCAGTACTTGCCATCCCGTTTAACCTGAAATTTAGCGCCGTACTTTTTGAGCAACCGCTCGGATGTTTTTTGCATTCGTGGATAGAATTTCGCCATCGCTACCCCCTAAATACTTTAAATGTTGCACCACCACCAGACAGAAAACCGCGCAATAGAGAGTTAAACCAAGCCATATTCGGTACACCTGAGTTAGTTCCTTCTGTGTATGTAACCGATACTGCGCCACTGACAGCCTCAGACACCACTTCACCACCGACTGTGGGGGTCAGGTCATACTCCAATGAATCAACAGCCAGTCGGCACTGTGCCTGAATTATCGGTTTGGGGATAACCTGATCCGGTACTAACTCACCATCGACATAAATCCCTTTTCTCGGGAAGGCTAGCGGTTGCTCTTTGTCCGACTTTCTCCCTTTCCATTGCTTAGTGGACAAATAGTCCATAGCCTGAAACAAAAGAAATGACAGTTCACCATCAGGCAGGGAATAACCACGCTGAGAAGAAAACCGTTTTAAATCGTCAATACTGGCGTAGCTATTGAACGCTGGCGAGTTTTTATCTGAATCAATCATGCTCACCTCAAAAAGAAAGGGGCATGAAGCCCCTATTGATTACTCGCCGCCCTTTGTTCCTTTGCTACCAGAGACAGCCTTACCGCTCAACACTGCGGCAAACGGGACGTTTTTGCGGTCAAATTTCCGCACCCAATAACCCGCTTGGGCAATGTCCGTTGTTGATGGTGTTTTGTTTGGGTCTTCTTCTCCCAACCAGCTAAATCCCGCTGGTTGCAGGATAAACGTCTTGCGTTCCCACAACACCTCAGCTCCCCCACCGTTACCACCTGATGCTTTGCGATCCAGTTCAACCGGAGTATGGGGATTGCCACTGCCATAGCCGAACGCGCCGCCACCAAAGAAAACAGTGAGATAACGCCCATCTTCATATTTCAGGCTGTCATCCATAAAAAGAGGCTTGCCCAGATAAGTTTGCAGGATAATACGACCTTCTGAGTCACGGATGGTTTCAATCAGGTTCTTAGTCGCCATCTGTTTCATAACGACAGAGTGGACACCAATCGCGCTGAATGTGTCGGCTGCATCACCTGCGGTAAACGCGGCGTCAATCAGATTATTAGCCGAGATTTCATCTCCACCTTGAATCACCATGTCGCTATCATCTTTCGCAATGTTGCTGCCAATAACCCCGCGCGCCGTACCAATCAGATAGCGCTGCCACTGACGAGTCCAGTAAGTGCCAAAGCGGTTACGGATATGAGCCATCGGTTCACTGTTTGCCAATTCTGCCGCCAAATCAGCAACGCCATAGCCCTTGTTCAGGAACAATACGCGAGATTTCAGGCTGGATTGAGAGGCTTTCCCTACCTGACCAATTTGGTCAGGATCATCTGAGGTCGCATTAGGCGCTTCGTTCGCGTCTAAGTCATTCCAGTAGTTAATCGTTGCCGTACCCTGACTATCAGATGCTATGGTGTCTAACTGAGGCAGGCGAATGATAATGCCTGACTCAAATACGGCGGTCTTTTCTGGGCTATTCAGTGGTGCGATTGCTTGATAATAATCACCACGAAAAATATCGGATAAACGGGTTGTTGCCATTATATCTTTTCCTTACATTACTGAGTTTTTTGGAGGCGTTTAAATTCCTCGGGATCTTCATCAAATAAACGGATACGTTCTGCTTCCGTATAATCGTGCCAAGTTTTACCGCCGCTTCTGGTGACCGTAGAACGTGACTGACCGTCTCCGGCGGTTCCAGTCGCCTTGCTACCGATAACAACCGGCGCAAACAGCTTGTTGCTACGGAATTCTTTTTCCAAATCGTCGATGGTTAATGCCGACGGCTTACCTTCTGCATCTATGACGCGCGTCTTGCCTTCTTCAACGATTAGCCGTGATTTGATATGCGGCATGAGCAACTGTGCGCTATCGCCAGCCAATTTAGTTGCCAGAAACTGAGCCACGTTATCCACCAGCAGCGTACGCAGATTGCTGTCTTTGTCTTCGAGCTGAGCTAACAGCTCTTTTTCACGGGCAGTGAGCTTCTCAGACCAGCTTTTTTCCAGCGATTCAATATCCCCGTTTTTACGGGCTTGTTCTTCGGCGGCTTTTTTTGCTGCTTCTTCCGCTTGACGGCGCTTCTCTTGCTCTGACTTCTTCTCAGAAAGCAATTCATCGACTTTCCTTTGCAGACCGGAAACATCGGGAATTTCTGGCATCCCTTCAATCTGCAACTGATACTTGCCGTTGTTTTCTTTGTACATGGCTTTCTGTTCATCAGTCAGTGCGTCAAATTCTTCTTTCGTTAGTGCAAATTTAAACATCGTAAACCTCGGGTTTTGATGGTGCAGTCACCGACTGCGGACAATAAAAAAGGCCGCCTCAGCGACCTTGTGAATTGTGTGAGCCGATTATTCATAACCAGCTTCTCTGAATGCTTGTTCGTCAACCTGCTTGAGTTTATCCAGTGAAATAAACTCACCTTTATCTGTATAGAATTGCGAAGGGTGCATGCCGCCTTCTTTCATCAGCCGGAAACGCGTTTCGCCAAACACTTGCTTCTGTCTCCACTCTGATTGTCTCTGTATCCACTCAATGAAGGTTGTATTCTCTGGCACCTGACCATCCATCGAAGCTCGTGTGCCGTCACCCATTTCATCAATATCAATACCGAGTTCACGCCATGATTTCACCACCAGCGTTTCCATTGAACGACAATTAAAATGAATTTTACCGGGGCCTTGCAGGTAAGGGACTTTGTGGCCAATAGGTTTGCCGCTCAGAGTGTACTTAAGCCCATCACGGATAATGCAGTCATTGGACGTTTTGTTATCCAGCGTTGACACCCAGCGTTTACAATAAAGAATATCTTTATTGGCTTCTGCGAATTGATCTCTCGCTACTGCTTGTAAATGACTGACTGCTGTTTTAGCGATAGTGGTCGCATTAGCTCGACTCATTTGCAAAGCGCCATCTTTATAGCCTTGATTGGCGTGGCCTCTGATTTTTCGCCCTATCTCAACCACACTGTCACCATTCAGATAACCATTGCGAGCCGTATTACTAATACGAGCCATGCGGTCTTTTTCCAGACCGTCAGCCCACTCTGATAGCAATTTTCCTTGAAACGGACGCGCCATCACCGATGAATACAACATTTCTTCTGTAACACCCACCAGCGGGTATTGCCTCAAGATGGCATCAGGCAATAGGGAGTCAAATAGTGACGGATAGTAACCAATCTCATAGCGGACATGCTCTAACATTTCACGGGACAACACAGAAAATGCACTTTCAACCGCATTTTTGTTTATCATTCTGGCGCTATAAAGCAATGACTCTAAACGCCTCGCTGTGAAACTGTCAGTATCAATGCTTGCATCATCCAGCGCGACAATTAAGGAGGCTGTGAGTTCAGCATCAAATGCATTCAGCGCCTTCACCATTTTACTGGCAACTCCGGCGCCATACCGGCCGGAAAATAAGGCGTGAGCAATCAACTCATCCATTATCATTTCATTGATGGATTTCATATCACTCCAGCATTTCAGGTTCTTTGTTTCTTAACTGATCTTCAATGTCCTCTGGTCGCTCATCTTGAGGAACAATATTGATGCTTTGCAAATATCGAATGAAATCGACTTTGCGCATCTCACCCGATTGGACAGCGGATAACAGAACCGAAATAGACGCAGAATCAAGTTGTGCAATGTCATACGTTTTATTCAGCTCAATTGTCGCTTCACCTGCACCTGCAAACTGGATGCAGAATTGCAATGCTCGGTTAAATGCCTGCTCTATGTTACCGGCACACAATGACAAGATAGAGTTATCTGTTTGCGCCTCGTTTTGTGCCTGTGTTGCTGTTCGTGCTGATGTACCGCGTTCTACCAGTTTCGCGCCCAGCATTGCCATTTGCTTTTCCCGTCGTTCCGCTACAGTTATCTGAATGTTGCGTTCTTCCGGCTGTGCAAATTTCATATCGCCATTTTGAGGCAGAAGAACACCACTGCGCGAGCCAACGGTAAATCCATCAGAGAAATACTTATCCGCCCACTCATCATTGAGACCTGTTAACGCAACCATCGGCTGCCCGACTGTGTGCGCTGATTCCGCGATGTCAGCCTCAGCCTGATAGTGTTTAATATTCACATAAGCAATGTCAGCTAACGGTGGCGCATCCGGCGTGTGGTCATTATTCATTGAGCCAACCCATGACCACGGCAGCTCAGGCAACGGTTTACCACTGGCGTCTGTCAATTCAACCCAATCGTCGGCAATTAAGTTACCGTCCTGATACCAGTTGCGCGAATAGGCCTCACCATCAATCAGTCGCAACTCAATCCAACAATCAATCATCTGCAACTCAAAATCATCGGACTCTTTTGGCTCTTGAAAATGAACAACCACTAATGACGTCTTACCGTTCGTTACACGCCAGTTGATGATTTGCTTTGCCGTAAATAACCGGATGTACGGACGGCCTTTTTCAGCCTCTGATTGAATACCCGCACCTGAGAAGTCAGTCAACAAACCCGTACGTCCACGCTGCAACACTTGAGAAAGTGAATCGCGTATCATTTGGGTTAGTGGTTGGCCTTCGCCGTCTATATCCGCTTCCAAATACTCAACACCACCAGCAATATCAATTTTGACGGGTTTATTAAAGGCAATACCTAACAACCCTAGCAATGTTCGTCCTGTGGCGTTAATGAATGACGCCCGAAGTAAATAGCGTTTATATCGCTCATTGCGTGGATCGTCTTTCTCTTTCTTATCCGCTGGGTGGGGTAAATATTTTTCTTTCCGGCTTTTAACCACCCTTTCGCCATCAACACAATCGCCGATCATGTTCCACTCTGGCAGAAATTCGTTGTACGCCGGATGCTTGTAATCAACGTTTGTATTCATGTCAGTTCCAGTTGAAGTTGATTTTCTTGGTGAACCGCCTGATATTCCTTCTGCTCACCGCAAAATACCTGAACCCGTCCGCATCATGGGACGTATAATCGTGGAGCGGTTTATCTTTCCAGCAGCCCCGCTTGTCGTCCCATTCTTTGCGATAGCTTTCCAGATGAGAGATACCCTCGCTGCACTTCTCTTCATCAAATACGCAGCTAGGCAAAATTTCACGCACGGCCTCAATACCCTCATCGATCGACAATTTAGGCACGACAATAAACCGCATAGAGTAGATTTCACCATCAATCATGTAGCCCTCTCGTGCCAGTTCACGACGCGATTTAGCGTCCGAACCGAATTCACGGTTATCTATGTCATGAGGCCCATTGTGACTTGCGTAGGTGTAACCCCTGTCCTTCAACACTTTCATGTAGTGCCGCAAACCTTCGCCACTGTTAGAGTAGTGATCGATGACGTGAAACTCTTCGCCTACTTCACGCACGAACCAAATAGCCGTAGAGTCACCCACCCCGATATCCCAGAAGGTATGTACTGGCAGATGTGAGT